GAGGCTATCTAGATGGCGGGAACGCCCTTACGGTTTATGAGAACGAGCCGATTGACGGAGGAGCAGCATAATGAGAATTCAGATACGGCGCGATACGGCTCTCAACTGGTACAATGCTAACCCTGTACTCTATTCTGGAGAATTCGGGTACGAGACAGATACGAAAAAACTAAAAATCGGTACTGGCAGCAACTGGAACAGTATTGACTATTTTGTCTATGAGGATACCAAACTCACAAACCTAAATGATGTCACCATCACCTCTCCAGCCAACGGCGATTTCCTGCGCTACAACGGCTCTGCTTCGGTTTGGATTAATGACCCCATAAACCTCGCCACAGACACTGTCGGCGATTATGTTTCTCATCTTGTCCAGGGCACTGGTTTAACGATTGTTAACAACTCTGGAGAAGGTTCAACCCCAACAATTGGCGTGACCCCGAATACATATGATGCATATGGTTCTGCCTCCATTGTGGCGAGCGATTTAATTGGTGAAGTAGAAACAATCTATGAAACCATTGACCTGCTAACAACGACAGATATAGCAGAAAGTGGAAATCTTTACTTCACTTCGCAGCGCGCTATCGACGCTACTGTTCTTTCCTATGATGGAGTAGGCAGTGCGTCTGTTGCAGAAATTTCTGCAGTCAATCAAGCAAATAGTTATACTGATGGACGATTTAGTGCGGTAACTCTTGACGACATATCAAATGTAAGTGCCTCAACTCCATCTAGTGGTGATTTCCTAAAGTGGAACGGCACAGCATGGGTCAACGATGCAATTAATCTAGGGACAGACACAACTGGCAATTATATGTCAGACCTTACTCAAGGCACTGGTGTCACGATTACTCACACACCTGGCGAAGGCTCTAATGCAACAATTGCAATTGGCCAGGCAGTTGCAACCTCCTCATCTGTAACTTTTGCAGCAGTAAATGCTCCGCTGACTGGAAATGTCACTGGAAATGCAGACACGGCAACAGCACTTGATAATGCACGAACAATCTCGCTAACGGGTGATGTTTCTGGCTCTGTTTCATTTGATGGTACATCTGATGCGGCTATCTCAGTGACGATTCAGCCAAACTCTGTAGAACTTGGAACCGATACGACTGGAGACTATGTAAGCACGATTACTGCTGGTACTGGCGTAACAGTTACTGGTGGAACTGGAGAAACATCAACTCCGACAGTTGCCATTGGGCAAGATGTTGCTACTAGCGCATGTGTAGTATTCCATCAGTTAGAGACTACTGGCAGTTTGATTGTTGGCCAGAACATCTATGTAAGCGGTTCTGTTGTTACAGAAAACCAAGTAAGTTTAGTAATTGACGACCCATTTATTTATTTGGCAAGTTCTGGAAGTGTTGCGAACACAGACTTCGGAATCGCTGGAAACTACAACGATGGCACATATCACCACTCTGGTGTGTTCAGGGATGCAACAGACGGAAAGTGGAAGTTCTTTGACTCTTATGTCCCAGAACCAGTCCACCCAATTGATACGAGCGATGCTTCTTATTCACCAGCACCTGTTGTTGCAGACTTTTTTGAGAGTCTTGTTGCAAATGGTACCGCGCCACTCACGGTTTCATCTAGCACGGTAGTCACAAACCTTAACGCTCACCTGCTTGATGGGCAGCATGGGTCGTACTATGCACCGTTGAATAGCCCAACCTTCACTGGCACTGTTTCACTTCCAAACAATACTGTTGCACTTGGCACCCAGACAACAGGCAACTACATGCTTGATGTTTCTGCTGGAACAGGACTTACTGTTTCGCATACGCAATCAGAAGGCTCAACTGCTACTGTTTCACTTGACGCAACGCTCGACAATCTATCAAATGTTACTGCTCCGTCACCATCTGACGGTCAGTTCCTGAAGTATGTCTCTGCGTCAACAGCATGGGTGCCAGCAGCGATTCCAACCATCAATGCCCTTGATGATATTGGAAATGTCAACGCCCCAAGCCCTTCGGATGGTGAATTCCTTAAGTATGTTTCGGCTTCCACGGCGTGGGTTCCTGCTGCAATCCCAACCATCAACGCACTTGATGACATCGGCGATGTTTCTGCGTCTACGCCATCATCTGGTCAGTTCCTTAAGTGGAATGGAACAGCATGGGTTGCAGACAGCATCCCAACTATCAACGCACTAGACGATGTCGGTGATGTTTCTGCTCCATCTCCAACAACTGGAGAAGTTTTGGCCTGGAATGGTAGCGCCTGGGCTGATAGCACAGTGGTTCGAGATAATTTGATAAGATTCTACATGGAGGTTATGTAATGGCATTAACACAAAAGCGCTTGGTTGGCCCAACCCAACTGACCACAACAACATCTACGGTTCTCTACACGACGCCGATTAGCACCACGACCATTGCAAAGCAGATTATTTTGTGCAATACGACTGGCAGCGCCGTGACTGTAACTCTTGCCCTAAAGCCATTAAATGTTACTCAGGCAACATCGCACAACTTCACAAGTGCACTTTCACTGGCGGCAAACGAAACCATTACGATTTCAACTTCTTTGGTTTTGAACAATAACGGAAGCACTGCAAACGCTACAAATAGCGACCAAATCATTGGTTATGCAAGTTCAAACACAGCAGTAAACATTATTGTAACTGGTATCGAGGAGTCGTAATGGCATCGTTCGTTCGCTTAAATGGAACGACAATATCAACTGCAGAAAGTACATCTACAATTTCAAGTACATGGACAAATGTGGTTGATTATGTAAATGTTCCTGACCCTATTTATAACTCTGGCTCAGATGGAACTGCAACCATATCTAGCAACACCTCATTATCAGAAGATAAGTTTTACACAAACTTGACTATTGATGACGGTGTCACTCTTGCAACAAATGGATATAGGCTTTTTGTGCGCAATGTCCTCACCCTTGGTTCTGGTTCCAGAATTGGCTATACGACTGGGTATTCAACTGCTGGAACATTGGGCCAAGGTGGCGCCACAAGTGCCGCTGTAACTCACAGTCTTGGCGGAAATAGCGCTACGCATACTGCCACCGCCCCATCAGCAGCGCTTGGTGGCTCGCTCTACTATCAACAACCACTCCAAGCGGTAAGAGGATGGGCTGTGTCTGCGGCTAGTCCAACACCAACATTTCTTCGCGGTGGTGCTGGTGGAACCGTTGGAGTCGGCGGCGGAGTAGTCATGGTTGTAGCAAGATATATAACAGTTTCATCTGGAACTGCATATATTTCTGCCCCTGGAACAGCGGGTGCTGGCGGAGGTGGAGGCGGTGCTATTTTAATCATCTCTTCAGCATCAAGTCTTAATGCCTCAGTATCCACGGATGTGAGTGGAGGCACTGGCTGTGCTTCTGGAACTGTATACTACATGCAGGTCGCATAATGGCAAAATTTAGATTTAACACACCATCAAACAAGGCTGCCCAAAACGATAGGGCAATAAAAATGTTTGGCAACGGCGCTGACGGAAATGTCATCATTTCCACCAATCAGACAATATCAAGAGATATGTATTACAACAACCTAACTGTTAATAATGGAATTACTTTATTTACAAATGGTTTTAAAATATTTGTAAAGGGAACTCTTGAAAACAATGGCACAGTAGGAATGCCTAGCGGAACTTCGCAAACAACATCGGTTCTTGCTGGAAGCGTGATGACGCGAGATGACGGAACTGCTGGGTACGACTCGGCTGATGCCATTGACGGAAGTATTGCCTCTATTGCTTCAATTGATGATTTTGATGCTCTTATTTATGGAGTACGCCAAACTGGACTTCAGATTAGGCGTTGGTACCCTGGTTCAAAAGGTGCTGACGGTGCTGACGGTACTGACGGTACTGACGGTACGGCAAATCCTGGCTCCGCTGGTTCTGGAGGCGGTTCTGGCTCAGGAAACGCAGGAACCGCTGGAACAAAAGGGTCAAAGGGAACTGCTGGTACATTTGGTCAGTCTGGCGGTTCAGTAGTAATTGTTGCAAATAACATTATTGGAAGCGGTACTTTTGTAAGCCAAGGAACATCTGGAACATCTGGAACATCTGGAGGCTCTGGCAACCCTGGGGTCGCTGGAAATGCTGGAACCACAATTGCTGCTGCTCCGTTTCATAATCCAGGTGGGCATAATCCAGGTGGGCATAATCCTGGCGGTCATAACCCATCAGGCGTAAACCCACATTCTGACACTGGTAGTGGCGCAACGGCTAACCCACATACAGATACTGGAGCAGGTGGACACCCAGGAAACACTTTTACATTCTCAAACCCAAACCATCAACACCCACATACCGTTCCTGGAAACCCTGGGCATAACGCAGGTAGACATGTCGCCGCCCACCACCGCCCAGCAAGAAATTCTCCGCCAAAGGTATCAGCGGCACACGACCCTGCACACTTCACGCCAGGAAACCCATTCCATAACGCAAGCCACCACACGCACAAGGGACATAGTCATCCAAAAAGCAACCCCCCAGTAGCGAATTATCATGCCCCTGGAAATCACAACGCGAATACACATGTCGCTGGAAACCCACATCCAGGAAACCCACACCCAGGAAACCCACACCCAGGAAACCCACATCCTGGAAATCCTGGACATAACCCAGATTACCCAGGAGGCGCTGGAGGAACTGCAAACCCTGGAAATGCTGGAAACCCTGGAACTTCTGGAAACCCTGGAGCCCCTGGCACTCTTGTTGTATTTACAAGAAATATTTCTAGCCACATTGCTAACTCAAATGTGACTATAATCAAAGATATAGATTCATAACGAAAAGGGTAAAAAATGAAGCCAATTGAACTTGCAACATGTATTTATGTGTACGAGAACGCATTCAAACCAGCAAACTGCATTGAGTTGCTGGAACAAGAGTGCAAGCAAGAATGGGGATATGTTCAGTGGTTTAGGTCCCAAACTGGTGATGATAATACAGCGACCGTTAGTTCTTACCGCTCTTCTTTGGGTTGTGAACTATCTCCATTGTTTACAGATGTTCAAGATATACAGGTAGAAAGAGTAAAACCTCTTGCTGGATTAGTGCAAGGCATATCTGAGCAACTAGAAAATTCTGTCTGGCACTACAGAAACTCTTTTAATATAGATGTAACAGAAAATGAGGGTTACAGAATCCTTAAGTACGGTTCTGGCGCAGAGTACAGAGGCCATGTTGACCACCATAAGGATAACGGAAGAGTATTCAGCCTTGTTGGATTTATGAACGATGTTGAAGATGGTGGAGAACTTACATTTCCATTACTTGATGTAACAGTAAAACCGAAGGCTGGTTCGGTTGTGTTTTTCCCAAGCAATTTCCCATATTTCCATTACGCTAATCCAGTTGGGGAAAATAGCCAAGAGATAAAATATTCAATTGTTTCATGGTTTAGGTAAAATGCAAAAACACATTTGTATTGTTGGCTCTGGAACCGCTGGTTTAGTTACTGCAATAATTGCTCGCGGTTTTTTCCCATCCTATAAAATAACTGTCGTATCCTCATCTGAAATCGGAATCATTGGTGTCGGTGAAGGCTCAACCGAGCACTGGAGACAGTATTTTACAGACCCACACAATATCGATGTGAATCAAATGGTTCGTGCATGTGCTGCAACGCACAAGTACGGAATTAGATTTGAAAATTGGACAAACCACACTCCAGACTATTTCCATAGCGTCTCACAGGGCGGTTTTGGACCAAACGATTATTACTCAAATTATGCATTCTGCCTTGAGAACGGTTGGCCACTAACTGCTGCGGCAAACTCAGACCATCTATGGGAAAATAAAGTTATTGAAATGGAAGACCCACTTCAGCAACACTATACAACAAATCAATTTCATTTTGATACCTTTAAATTGAATAACTATCTTAAGCATGTTTCGGGAGAGAGGGACATTGCTCTGCATGAAGGAATTGTTGAAAAAATAGAGCGAAATCCAGAAAACGGATTTATTACCTCGATTTCAACTGACACAGGACTGAGCATTGCTGCAGATTTTTATATTGATGCAACTGGATTTAAGCGCGTGCTTATGTCGCAACTTGTTGAAGACGATACATTTATTTCATACAGAGACTATTTGCCTACGGACTCTGCTGCAGTATTCCAAACACCGTTAGATGAGTCTGGTGAAATCCGACCATATACAAGAGCAAGAGCACTGGCCAATGGTTGGGTGTTTGAAATACCCACACAGGAACGCCGAGGAAATGGATATATCTTTGCATCTGATTTTTGTTCAGACGACCAAGCAGTAAAAGAACTATCCGAAGCATACGGTAGGGAAATAACCCCAGCAAGAATTATTAGGTATAAGTCTGGGTATTTTAAGCATTCATTTGAGTTCAATTGCGCATCAGTTGGTCTTGCGTCATCGTTCGTTGAACCGCTTGAGGCAACATCAATATCTACATCAATCCAGCAAGCAAGAATGATTTGTGCAGTTTTGCCAACATTCGGTCCGTCATCTGTGAAGCAGGTTGAGCACTATAGAAAAACATTTGATTTGCTTATGGACAATATCCTGACCATGATTTCTCTTCATTACATATCAGATAGAGATGATTCTGATATGTGGATTGCCCAGAAAAATGCAAAACTTCCAGATACGCTAAGTCATCTTCTTGGACTTTGGAAAGAGCGGATACCCCTAGATACAGATGTTCCTAAGTTCGGATATGAACTTTTCTATACTGCGCACTTGTGGCATGTCGCCCAGGGTCAAGGTGTTTTATCAAAAGAGACTGCATCAATGGGGCTTGATGCATATCAGTCCAGAGAACCTATAATTAAGCACTACACATCTTCGAGATTAATGGCAATTCAAAGGAAGAGGGTCCCCCATGCGTCTATTTTCAAACATCCGAAATAATAAAAATGGGTTAGTAAAAGCAGATACATGGGACCAAATACCAGAGGTTAAACCAAACGAACTTTTGATTGTCCCATCAACAAATCATTTATACCATCCGCGAATTTCCGCTTATGCAAATAATACAAAATCACCAGAGTGGTATGAGCAGTTAGAGAAAAGAGACTTTGGTCTTCGTAGGTGTGCTGGTTTATCTGATTTTTTGCGCTCTGGATACACGATTCCAATGTGGGCAAATGTAAGCATTAGACCCCCTATAAGCAAGTTGAATCCTAACTGGGATGCCAAATTTGATAACATAAGTAGCACGGTTTTTAGTGCTGGAGAACTCTCTGATAAAGAAAAAGCCTTTTATTTTTCAGACGAATCGCTCGCTGTTAATCAATTTGGGTTTAACCAAACTGGTGAGTGCCCTATGTCAAATGACAGAAAACTAAGCAAATCTAATTATGTAAAGTTGTTGAACCCCTGGCTAATAAAAACAGCACCAGGATATTCATCATTATTTTTAGGAATACAGTGGGAGCCAAACCATGACTACCAAGTCATGGCTGGGGTAGTCAATACTGACTACTACCATCATGCAAATATAGTCTTGAATATAAAAGGAAATAGCGCCTTCTCAATCAAAGAAGGTACCCCAATTTACCATGTAATACCATTCAAGCGCGAAGATATTTCAAAGAAAGCAACATTAAAACGAGGAGATTCCGCAATGCACTACTTGCTTGATGACCTCGGATTTGATGGCGCATTCAGGTACGAAGATTTTGCTGGAAAATATAAAGCAGAACAAACAAAGATTGATAGAGAATTACGAAAAGAGAAACATAATGGATAGAATTGTTTATTGTCCCTCTGAGGCTCAAATTGATGATGCAATAAAAATTGCAGAGGAATGGGCGCTACCAATTCAGATTGGCGATTCTCAAAAAACAGAGTCACTCGACTTTGACAGGGGAAAAGCATCGGTTGTGATGGTCCCAATTAATAACGGCTTTATGATGCATATTCCAGAAAAAGTAAATTTTGGTTATTCAATGGCTTTTGACTACCTAAATGATTTTGCCGATATAACTAATTATAAATTAAAAGTATCCAAGAATGGTCAGGAATGCACTTCTTCTTTGCTGGTAAGAGACAAACATTCACTTATAGGTTCTTTTATTCCAGGAGAGCCTGGAGATTTTTTAATTGAAGTTTTTGAAAATGGTGAAATAGTTGATTCAGCGCTAGTATCAATTTAACAATGGATGAGCAAATGAAAATAGAATTCCCTGCTGGACGGTCGTCTGGAATTGCTGTAGTAAAAAATGCAATCCCAGAGAATGTATGTTCAGAATTGGTAGATAAATGTCTTGAAAACTATGACACGCTTTTTTCACCAGGACCAACACTTGGTGGGATTAATCTAAAGGTAAAAAATACAATGGATTTTTCCTTCTCAAAAGATGTCGTCGATTCTTTTGGTATTGATAGTTCTGTGTTTTCTAAGTGTGAAGATGCAATATCAATGGGCCTTTATTCAGCCCTGGCAATGTATGTTCAGGAGTATAAAGAATTACACCATGTCGATTTATATGACACTGGGTATAGACTTCAAAGATATTTCCCAAGAAGTGGATTCTACAGGTCACACACAGATGGCGACCCTTGGTCTCCAGCGCCGATTAATCTGCGCGTTCTTGGTATAGTCATGTATCTAAACACCGTGTCGGTTGGTGGAGGGACTGGATTCCCAGAACACGATGTTGTTATTCCAGCCTCTGTTGGGGATATATCAATTTTTCCTGCCTACTGGACACACCCACATGTTGGGAGGGTCCCAATATCTGGAGATAAATGGATGATTAGCACATTCATTGTGTGTAATGAGCCAGAGCCTAAACCGATTAAATACGAGTGCAAGCCATCATTGATTGTATGACAAATATAAAGAGTCCAAAAATACTCAAAAATGTAATATCGTCAATGCAAAGAGACGAGATTGCAGAACATGTCATTACAAGGCCGCAGATTTATAATCTATTTGATAAGGATATTGGAAGAAAAAGTGCAGATATAGACCCAAAATACATTGATGGAAAATCATTATCTCCAGAGGTATATCATTTGCTTGATACGATTGTTGCTGAGAATTTTTCTGATACTGCCATACCGTCTTATTTTAAGTGGTTTCAATACTCTCCAAGGCATGGCAAACCAGCGCTCCCTGCTCATTTAGACGATAACGCATGCACATACACTGTTGACATACAACTGAGGTCAAGCGTTGCGTGGCCAGTTTGGGTGAATGCAGAAGAGTTTCTATGCGAAGACCTTGATGCTCTTTTGTATTATGGTGTTGACCAATTACACTGGAGACCGAAATTTACTGGTCATAAATATGATGATTATGTAGAGGTGCTAATTGCTCACTACGCAGAACCAGACCATTGGTATTTTGGAAATCCAGATGATTACCCAGTGCACAAAGAAGATTATCATGCAAACTATAAGAAGCGCGAAAAAGAAATGATTGAGAAATACTTTCACGAATCAATGTTTTATCACCAAAAATAATTAAAGAACAAGAGGAATAATGTCTGATTTTGTATCAAAATACCAATTCAATGGCTCATATATGGTTAGAAGAATGCCAAACCACGAATCATTGAAGCCAGTAATGCTGGGCCTTATTCAGTCTGCTCAATCTGAATCCAAAAAGGACCCATCTAATAATCTTGAACAAATTTCGAAGTATGATTTTTCACTTGTAGAAAATGAAAGACCATGGTCGTCGTTATTCTCCGAATACTTTAATGGTTTTATGGCTACTCTTCCAGATTCAATATTGCACAAGAATCCAGAAATTCGCGGTGTGTGGTTCCAGCAATATGAAAGTGGAGACTTTCATCATTGGCATCATCACGCTGGGTCTAATTTTGCTGGAATTTATTACCTAGAACTGCCAGATTTTAGTTGCGCAACTGAATTTATTGAGCCTTTCAATACATCAGTTGCGAAGAGATTTAATGTTTCTGAAGGAGATGTGGTTTTATTCCCAGCATCTCTTATTCACCGTTCACCAGAAAATACTTCAAATCAGAGAAAGACAGTTGTTGCTTTTAACTTTGATTTTCTTGATTTGACAATCTAGCGATTGTCAATCTTTGAATTTGGTGCATAGTATCCTTCGTTTTCAAAATATGCTTTGACAAACTCATCAGTACCTATTGCATTCCAGCCGCCGTCATATTGCCAAGCAAAATTAAACTTGTTGAATGACATAAAGTTGATTGCCCAGGAAAGTGTCCTGGCATCAATTTTGCCGCCAGCCTCTTTGGCAAAAACATATTCATGGGGACCAATCGTTGCATATACGAATATGACATTGCTCAAGTTTGGCTTTAGCCATTCTGGGAAATTTGGGTTAGATAGCCACTCGCACTTAAATGCCTTGCATGGGTTCTCTGGCCTGTCTTCATATATCGAGCACCCAGAACCAATGTCCGTAAAGTGACAAGGCTTTCCTTCGTAGAACGATATCCCGTTAACCTCGCCAGATAGGTGCCCCTCGCAACACTTTGTGCATGTTCCGCAACTTCTGTCTCTGACTACGAGGCGAAACGGCTCTTTTTTGTCCATGACGAAATACTACCGCTATTATGTACAAATGGTGATTTTTACAAAAAATTTTCACTCCTTAACACCAACATGGGACGAAATAAATAAAAATATTGAAGAATCAAAATTATCTGGAAGGCCGTTTCGTTGCATAGGTGGTTGTTTTACAATGACGACAGACGGCCACACAATTGAGCCTGCAAAAGTTGTTTTAAATATGCTTGGGTTGACCGTCGCGCATGTATATGTATCAACAGCAAAGGGAAATCATGGTTTTGGAAAACATAGCGATGCCGAGGATGTGCATTTTTGGCAGTGTAAGGGTTCAACAAAATGGATTACAGATTTCGGAGAGTATGTACTGGAGCATGGAGACCTCATCTATGTCCCAGCAGGAGTAAGCCATGAGGTGATATCCCTTGGCCCAAGAGCAGGGCTATCAATGAGCAAATAATCGCATATAGCCATCTAGGTTTGCTATGCTTTGAGGCGACGGTAACAAAGATTGGTAAATCAAAATGTCTAACTCGCCAAACATCGCATTCTTAACATTTGACTGGTCTTGGGGAACAAAGCCGCTTCAGCCCAATGGATGCGGTTGGTATCGCTGCCTGCTTCCATCAAGGGAACTTAAGAAGCACCAGTGGGGAACTGGTATGGGCTTCCCAGGGTTTAATGAAGCGCATGGATTTGGCCTAATGGTTGAGGATGAAAAGGCAGTACACGGCTGGGACATAATCGTTTTCAAACTCATCATGCACCAGCGAGTTCTTGATGAGATGCAAAAAGCAAAAGCGCTAGGGCAGACAATCGTCGTGGATATTGATGACTGGCACGACGGTCTCGAAAAGACTAACCGTGCCTACGATGTTACCGACCCAGAAAAAAGTCCAGAGAATAACCGAGATATCTACAATAAAATTATCTCTCTCGCAGATGCCATTATTGTCTCAACCCCATTCCTTGGTGACTACTACTCAAAAATGAATGACAATGTATTCATGGTGCGCAATGGGATAGACCTCGACAGGTGGAAGAGAAAGCCAGTCAACTTTGTTGACAAACCAACAATCGGTTGGGTTGGGGCTACCCCTTGGCGCTCAAGCGACCTCGAATCAGTAGCAGATTCGGTTGGTTCGTTTATCAATAGCAATGGTCTCAAGTTTCACCATTCTGGGCATTTGCAGGCCAATGCGGCGCACGCAGCAGACCAACTTGGTATTAGCAGGGACAGCACGACAACTATGCCTTTGGTGCCGATTCTTGATTATCCAAAACTATTTGCTCCTATTGATATTGGAATTGTTCCGCTGAATGATGTGCAGTTCAATCATGCAAAGTCATTTATCAAAGGACTTGAGTATGTCGCTGCTGGTGTTCCTTTTATTTCCTCTTGGTCTCCAGAGTATGAATTCATGGCTAACCACGGAGTTGGAAGAGTAGCAAGGAACAAGAGTGAATGGGAATACCATTTGAGCGAACTTATGGACCCAATCATGCGCCGCGACGAGGTTGAAGTAAACCTTGAGAATGTAAAGAATCTCTTTACCATGGAAAAGCGCGGACCTGAATGGAATTATGTTTATCGCTCAATACTAGAAGGTGCGGAGAATGCATGACATCTCTTGGACCTTTGGGATAATCACTATTTATGAGGACAAGAATCGCCTTAATCAAATAGTTGAGAACATCCGCAGTCTTAGCATCCCTGAATACGAAATACTTTTCGTTGGTGGTGGCGATTCATCTGGAATAGAAGGTGAAGACATTGTCAAGATTGACTTTGACGAGTCGGTAAAGCCAAGATGGATTACCCGCAAGAAGAACATTCTTGTTCAGAAAGCAAAATACGAGAACATCGTGTTGATGCATGACTATCACATTTTTGATAATGCTTGGTATGAAGAGTTTAAGAAGTTTGGGACAGATTGGGAAATATGTTCGTGTCCGCAGTATTTAATCACTGGCGCACGCAACCCAATGGACTGGTCTCTATGGGACAAGCCAGGACACGGTAGGGCTTGGTCTCTTGACTATAACGACTGGACCCAAACGCAGTACATGTATATCTCTGGTGGATTCTTTATGCTAAAAAAGCATGTAATGCTAGAGGAGCCACTTGACGAGTCACGAGGCTGGAACGAAGAGGAAGATGTTGAGTGGTCAATGCGCGTACGGAATAAATATGTGATGAAATGCAACGGTAAAAGTATCGTTCGCCACAACAAGTGGCACAGACATGCAGGACCAAACCCACATGAAAAGTAACTTCCTTGTAATATTTGACCTTGATGGGGTTCTAATTGAATCACGGGATGTCCACTATGACTCGCTTAATATCGCCCTAAGCAGGATTGACCCAAAGTATGTCATTACTCGGGATGAGCATTTATCCAGATATGACGGACTAGGCACCACAACGAAGTTGAAGATGTTGACGCTCGATAAAGGACTTCCAGAATCAACGCACCAAAAAATATGGGAAGATAAGCAAGAGGCGACGCTTAAGATATTGGCGGAGTTTCCGAAGAACTATGTAGCGATTGACATCATGCAGACCCTGAAAGAGCGCGGCTGGAAAATAGCGGTAGCCAGCAATGCGATTAGGGACACGGTAATCACAGCGCTTGATGCCATCGGTGTCCTCAAGTATGTCAGTTACATCATGAGCAATGAGGATGTTAAGCACCACAAGCCACACCCAGAGATGTACTGGCAGTGCATAGTCTCCCTTGATTCAACCCCTGCGAATACTATAATCGTCGAAGATTCACACATAGGCAGAGAGGGAGCGTTGAGTTCTGGCGCAAATCTTTTTGCAATTAAAAACGCTGATGACCTAAATAAGTTAAGCCTTATGAAGTTTGTTGACGAGATTGAATCGCGTGGGAAAAAGCCAGTTGCTTGGAGGAACGAAAAGATGAATGTACTGATACCAATGGCTGGCGCTGGCTCGCGCTTTGCGCAGGCTGGGTACACATTCCCAAAGCCACTTATTGAGGTAAATGGCAAGCCAATGATTCAGGTGGTTGTTGACAACCTTAATGTTGACGCGCACTTCATCTTCTTGGTTCAAAAAGACCACTACGAGAAATACAACCTAAAGCAGGTTCTCAACCTCATAAAGCCAGGATGCGACATCGTTCTAGTTGATGGAATGACGGAAGGGGCTGCCTGCACAACCCTGCTGGCTTCGCACCTCATCGATACTGACGCACCACTGCTCATGGCTAACTCCGACCAAGTTGTTGAATGGGATAGTAATGAGTGCCTTTATGCCTTTGGTGCTGACGAGATTGACGGCGGAATCCTGACATTCAAAGCAACCCACCCAAAATGGTCCTATGCAAAACTGGGAGATGATGGCTTCGTGTCAGAAGTGGCAGAGAAGAACCCAATCTCAGATAATGCCACCGTTGGAATCTATTACTGGAAGCACGGTTCTGACTATGTCAAATATGCAAACCAGATGATTGAAAAAGACATCAGAACAAACAACGAGTTCTATGTTTGCCCTGTATTCAATGAAGCGATTCAGGACGGAAAAAAGATTAGGATTAAGGAAGTTCCCAAGATGTGGGGAATCGGAACACCTGAAGACCTGAACTACTACTTGGAGAACAACAAATGAGCAAGGACAAAGACGATTACTTGGGAATGCAGAATTCATATTATGACGAATATGCAGCAAAGTGGTCTCTTGATTTTAGGGACCCAGTAGTCGGCTCGTACGACGCTCACAACAACTGGTCAGACTATGACAATTTCTTATTCAAGGACTTTGACACAAATGGGCTTGTAGCACTTGAGTACGGATGTGGCCCTGGAAGAAACCTAGTCAAGTTCTCAAATCGTTTTGCTCGGGTTGATGGGATAGATATTTCTCATGTGAATATTGAAAAGGCGCGCCTGAATGTCAAGGCAAACAAAATTGCCGAACCAAACCTATATGTAACTAGTGGAGACAATCTCTCTGCGATTGCCGACGATGTTTACGATGTTGTGTTTGCCGTAATCTGCTTCCAGCATATTTGTGTTCATAAAATTAGGTTTGATATTTTGAAGGATATCTACAGGGTTCTCAAGCCAGGCGGGAAGTTATGTTTCCAAATGGGTTATGGCGGGAAGGGTGAGATACCTACTGCTGGCTACTACGACAATAATTATGA